GTAGGCCGCTTTCTCTTTGGAAAGCGCTTAAGACACTAACTGAATGCATTTGTTGCCAGATTACCGAAGTTACTGGCGGAGTTAGCTTCTCCCATGATCCTGTCTAGTTTTATTTGTTTTGTTTTGTTTGTTATAGTGTTACAAGGTTTCTATAAGGTGTCTTATCCCCTAAAGGTCACTCATTAAGCGACTATGGCTAGCAGTTTAAGCAGGTTTGCCGGCTCGATCGGCTTTAGGGATTCTCTTCCTGGAGCCGATGTATACGCCAGCTTTCCTGTCGGTCTTGAGACTTTCTAGCGTATTGACCTCGAGTTTTAACAAGGCGTGTAGCTGGTCTCTCTGAGCATTCGAGAGGTCGCCGTCTTCATCCGCTCTCCAGGCTGAGGCATTCTGTTTCTTGCGATATTCTTGCAGTTGCTCAAAAGTCATCTTCGGTATGGCCTTCTTTAAAATCTTCTCAGCGTGGATCACTCTCGCGTCCCAGATCTTGCGCAGGTCCTTATCTGGCACTTCATAGGTAGCGGATGCCTGCATGGCAGAAATCCACTCACTAGGAGGGATGACTGCTTCCGAGGCGTTGTAGTATCTCTTGGTAGTCACCGCTTTCTCGAGATCTCTGGTGAGTCTTATAGATCCATCTTCGTTCCTAGAAGCCCATTTGCTGCAAAAGTCTAGCTCACTGATCTCACAGACCTTAATGTCTTCGACGACTTGTCCGATGCCGTAAGGGATCTTAGTTTTCTTGTCCGTGGTGCAATATTTACGAATAGATGCAACCATCTTTTCGGCATCGGCGCGCTCGCAAAATACTACGACGTCGTCACCACTGGCCATGAGCTCAACAGTGATTCCTGCTTTCTCGGCCATGAACTCGTAATACATGATGGTCCTGAGCGTGTTGCCTAAAGTCGTCTTAACTGGATTGCCGCTGTAAGTAGTTCCAAAAACTCGATAAAAACCGTAATCGTCATCTCTGTTAAATTTCTTGGAATGGCAGTGGTTAGGCCAGTGCCTATACATAGTTCTCTTGTGCTCGGACCAGGCCTTTTTAACTACATAAGGCTCGTTCTTGAGCCTTTTAGAAATATGCGTGCCTAAGCCGACCATTTTGAAGTGGAGAGTGGCTTCGTGATTCTGTCCTTGGTGACAAATGCCGTCGAGTATGGCTTCCTTGTCCCAATTTTGCCATGGAGAGGCACTAAAACATTCACGCAAATAGTCT